CTAGCCGCCCCCCCCATCTTGCCCCATTCTTTATTCCACGCCTTATACGCATAATCCACTCTCTCACTTTCGCTTTCTGCTATAGTGTCTGCTTTAAGATTATGATAAATATTTATTTGTTGGTCGTTACTCCCAAGACGATTAGCAAACCTATTCCAGTTCTGTTTATTGAAACCCGGAAGCGTGTTGTCTATAGAAAATGTCTGACATGATTGCAAATAAGAAAGACCTGCCTGTTTGCTGTTGTCTGATAACAAAGGTTGATCAAAAGTACCATATCTAACTTCAGCGTGTACGCGTTGATAGTTAAAAGTGTTATTATTGGTATTTCTAACCGGCATATCATTAAAATAAATCCCTTTAAAGGCATCAAGGTTGGCAGCCTGAGAGGAATCTGATAACGAAATTAAGTTTCCTTTAGCGTCGCAAAAACCTGCAATAGCCCCTTCGGTTATAAGGTCCACGGTTTTATAGATGCCCACTGATTCTAACCGATTTCTATTCTTAAAATTGATATGCGCTAACACTGTGTTGGGGCTCATATCCAGATGGGCAAGATTACTCACTATACTGTAAACACCTGCGTTAGAGGTAGGTGGAGCATCCCCTTTTATGTCTAAGTCTCGTTCTTCTGTGTCGGTTGGTTGGAACCGTATTGGTTGCAATTTCTCTATACGTTCCCCGTCGAACGCGACCTCACCGCCTTTAGGCACGGTGGCATTCGGAACGGCAACATTAACTCGTTGAGCATCATCAGCATCCCCTTGAATACCAGAGGTGCCTGACATCTGCTGAACTCGCCCGACACCATTCTCATGTGGAACCGTTCTCCCACTAGGAAGTTTAGATGTATAGCCCTCATCTGTTTCACCCCCGCCCCCTTTTTTGTTGGGAAGATATGTTTCTTTATTTTCTGCCATTCTTCATTACCTCAGATTAAAGTCGACCCCAATAGAACCCCCTGCGCTAGCCCAACTATTAACAGGAGTTCCCTCCTGAATATAAGTATCCTCACCAACAAAATCAGCCAAAGCCCGATTCTCCCATACAGCCTTATCTACATTCGTCGCTGCCACAGAAATGATTTTGCTCCCGGTTCTTATTCGCCCATAACCCACAGGCACGACCTGTCCCTGCGACGCCACATTCTCGGGCGAACTTATAATATAAGAGGTTGTATTTACCGCTTCCGGATCATCTGATTTTAATATTTTTGCTATAAGTAAACTTATACCAAAAGAAATGGCGGTACTAATAATAGCAGTTAACACAAACTCCATCACCAAAGCACCAAATGTGCTTGTGATCCCCATTTCCACCACGATGGCCGCCGCAATAGTTCCCGCTGCTCCCGCTAAAATTGGAATGATTTTTATCTTTTTGTCTTTTATATTGTCGAAAAGAAAACCATCAGCATCCACTCGTTCTCCATCTACAAAAATAGCCCAATATTCCTTTTTGTGAGTGCTCAAATAATTGCGTAACTTTTGAGTATTAGCCTCTAAAGCATTAAACAATTCAACAAAATTAGACACATGTAAACTCCAAGTAGAACCTAATATACGACCTATTTTTCCTTCGATGTGTAATTCTGTCATTTTATCTCAAATTAAATTCAGTCCCAATAGAACCCCCTCCGCTACTCCAACTATTAACAGGAGTCCCTCCCGCAACATAGGCGTTTCCGTCAACAGCACTAGACAAAGAGTTACTCTCCCATACAGCCTTATCTACATTCGTAGATGCCACAGAAATAACCCTACTTCCGGTTCTCATGCGCCCATAAGCTACAGGTACAACCCCTCCCTGCGACTGCACATTTTCCGGGCCGCTCAAAACAAAACTAACAGTTCCGTCTCCTTCCCCCGGTTTCTGCGCATCCTGCATCGACATAATTAAAGAATACATACCATAAGCAATCAAAGCGACAGCAGCAACAATGACGAGCCCAGCAACAATATTTCCTACAACATAATTCCACCCAAGAGTGCTAACCAAATAATCCATTAGTGCATGAAAAATAATCGGTATAATAGTCGTTCCCCCTGCTAAAACAGGAATAATCTTTAAATGTTTTTTAATTCTTTTCGAAAAACAACCAGAGGGCTCTATGGGCACCCCATCTGCCACCAAAACATAACCTTTCGAACCCCCTATAACTTTTCGGAACAATTGTTCAGTATTAGCCCTGATGGCCCTAATCGCTTCTCCGACCGTACCCACATGGAGCCTCCATTGAGATCCCAATAATTTGCCCGCACGACCTTCGATAGAAATGGATACCATACACTACATTATACACTTTTAAATTAAAAAATAAACGGTTTGTTGAGTATTGGGATCATATACAGCAAATCGTCGCTCAATAACCGAAAATATCAAAAAAGGAATCAATGCATTTTCTGAAAGCTCTATGTCCGACTGACTTGGGGCGGCAGAATCAAAAGGGTGACTATGAAAACAATAATCTATTTTTTGAGAAGCCAAAACCTCTATATGCTTGGCAGGATCTACCAAAAAAGTATCCACAGGCAAAAAAGAAGTGTTTTTGACAAAAAATAAACTATTGTGACAAATTAAACCACATATTTCTGTGCTATGAAGTGACGAAATACGAGCTATATAACTTAAAAAATCAGCCCTAATTTGTGTATCTGTATGCCTCAATGGATGGAAATCCCCCAAACGGAAGGTGGGTGTACCCCTCAAAACGCATCTTACATGCACCAAGGGTTTTACCACACTGGTCTTCTACCCAGTATTCTTTTTTAAAACGGGGGTCTTGTTTGGTTGTATGCGCCTTAATACAAACAAAAAAAGCAGGAGGTTCATCAAATGGCGTATTATCAAGCTGACTACCCCCTCCCGACGGTATCATGACAACATCTCCTTTAGAATAACCTACGGTTCCGGTGGAATTGGCGGCTAACTCGGTACTAGACTTGTCATCTAAAAACACGTCGCCAACAATCACTGTGCGTACGGTACCATTTTCTTCTAATACAATCGGAGCCATCGAGTCATTGTATCCAATGAGGGACTCAGACCCGACAGGAGCGGCTTGGGCCAACGTAAAGGTAGCCCCACTATCAAAAACAATCTGCTCCCCTGCCTCTAGCTGCTGTTGTAACGGACCAATAAAAGTTGTTGCTCCATAGGTATAGCTTTGAATATCTAAAGATTGATATATAGTGACTCTGATTTCTCCTTTAGGGTTAGGTGAGTTTGGCCAACTAGGATAAGCGCTTCCTCCAATAATTAACGGGGGAGATACCTCATAACCCGAGCCAGCGGCAGTGATAGCTAGTGAGTCGCTCTCAATTACTCCATCACCATCAGTAGTAAAAGTTCCTGTAAAACCTCCGCTTGTACCAATGATATAGGCCTCAATGGTTCTGTCTGAAGGGCCCGGCACACTAACTTTTAATTGAGTGGCGCTAATTACTCTTTCTATTTCTCCCACGTCTCGGCCAGCCGCCGCCCCCCCAGTATAATTAAAAGGCAACCCCTCCATCGCTCTTGTCCACGCAGTCCCTACTCCATCGATAATCTGTGAATCTGCCACCTGTGTTGCGAGTCCAGTGCCATAATAAGTCGTTAAAGTGCCACCCACATTAGTATTATACCCTCCCCCTCCGTTTATAAACGTTAAAGGCGCTAAAACCCCTCCTACCGTAATATTACTCGTAATAGTTCCTGCTTCCACACGAACCGTTTTTTTAGCGATCTCGGTAAGTTCCATGTAACCAATGCTGCTACCTCCGCTATCCAGCAACGGAATCGTGCGCCCCGCCCTTATGTCTCGCGGAATATCAACCACACTAACAGAAGTAGGATTGCCAAGAGTAGCGTTAGTTTTAACAGTGATTGAAGCAAAATCTACAGTCTCATATTCCCCTGTCCACGCCATCCTTGAAAGACCATACCCATTATTAGAATCATCAAAACGCTTATCTTTTTCATCGGCCATAGGAACTCCCCCTATAGAAAGATCCGGGCTAAAGAAATCAGCCGCATAAACCACCTTTCCGGGATTTTCTGTATCCCTCAAAGTTGTTGCGGGCCCTCGATCGTCACCTCTAGCACCGTATCTACACCCACGCCCCCTGTATTTCCATGGACAATAATTGGCTATCATTAATCGCGCCGGTAATTTATAATTCTCCACCTCCAAAGGGGACATCAACTCAAATTCAACATAATATTTGTTTTCAGATACTTTTCGATTAAACACATATATATCATCATCAAAACGAGACTCAGGATCAGGAGTACCAAAAGGATTGTCTTTTTCAGGAAAATTTGCAGCGTCTAAAAATTTTAAAAAAATTCTTATTCTTTTAAACTTATTTCCAACCATATCATCTTGACGTTTGATCATATCTGATATCAAGCCATCTGGGTTAGCAACAACAAGGCGAGGCCGCGGCAACGAACCGTCCCCTTTCGACTCAAAACCGTCCGCTTCAATGGGGACACATAGATAGGTCAAGCCGTTGAAAATAATATTTTTATCTACTATTTTCCCCGCATGAAACCTTTTGACGCCTACGCCGGAGCCGACATCGACCTCATAGAGCTCTATGATCGTATCTGGTAAAAGATCCGTGATTGATTTATTGTGTGCTACTGTTGCCATATCTTAATCGTCAAACAAAACGTGTCCCACTATCCCGCTTTCATCTATCATTCTATTTTTCATCATATTGCTTAGGGTAGAGCCATCCTGAGATTTAATATTAATATATTTATCCCAAAGATGCCCCATCACTACCCGGCTCTCTGAGGTCTTTAGCTTCCTGTTAAAAATAACAATAGCAGCTATTCCACCACGAA